ATTGAATCCAGATTTGATCACTCCCGAGGAATTGCTCCAGGAGATAAAATACTTGTCCCTTAGTGACATAGCCGACTGGCCTGATTGTCCTGAATCATTCAAGGCCGCCCCGGTTGGGTTTCGCAGATCCATATCATCCCTGCAAGTGACCAAGACTGTGCATACATCCAAGGACGGGGCTATCACCGAAACTGAACAAACCAAATTCACCTTGTGGAGCAAGCCCACTGCCCATGACCAGCTTATGAAATGGCACGGCCTCTATGCCAAAGACAAGACCCCGATCAACGCCCAGTTCAATCAATACAACCAGATGAACATTAGTGGCTGGGACCTGTCGAAACTGGGTGAGGACGAGATAGAGTTATTGCTGGACTTGAAGCGTCGGGCCGTCCTTGACCTGGAGGCACAGGCCAGTTAAGGCCAGGCGGCCTATAATAAAGCATAGGTGGAAGGAGATAAACCATGAAAAACGAATGGGTCATTTGTCCTAATTGTAAAGAACCTATAGTCCTTGAAGATAAAAGCCATTTTATATCTCAGGCATCTATGGTGAAGTTGGAAGAAAGTGGCATTGCGGAAAAAGTTTATTACAAAGAAACCCCAGAACTTTTTTCTTATTCCGTAGCTGGAATAATTCACGTCTGGAATGGCCGCAACTGGCGCAAGACCACTCAAAAATTTGATCCAGAAAGATATATTTGATGAAAAGGGAACAATATGAAAATTGGTGTTTGTTATAGAGGGGAGGTCGGCGGTTTTATCACTGCCGAAGATTACGATGAAGCCATCAATAATCTTATGGAAGCTAAGAAGCAACTTAAACCGGATGGAAACTCCTGTCTGATTTGTGGTGCTAGTTGCCATCAAGCATGGGAGTGCCATCATAACCCCCTGGTGATGGCACGCAGGACTGCAAAGGAATTGGCAACCTACAGGTGTTTCTATTGTGGTCAATCCTTTACCGACCTTAATGATGCAAAAGAGCATTTTGGCTCACGAGGCGAAAGAGAACGTCCGGCTTGTGAAGGTTAATCGACTCCCGGCACCTCCACCAATTTTCAGGAGACCAAATCATGTCTTTATTTTACTGGATTATTGCTGGCGCAGGATTTTTGGTGGGATTTATTGTCTACTGTCTTTGTATTATATCTAGCCGTTGTTCTAGGCAAGAGGAAGCCCTGGAGCAGCGGTTGTTGGATAATGGACTGTGAAACGGAGGAACAATGAATAATCGTGATATTAACTCAGGGTTGGCGCCCCCGGCTGCCTACTGCTGAAAGCCGTTTTGCTTTGCGCCTTATTCACTGCTTCAATTTTAGTTCCAGTCCCGGCCAGCCAACCCACCCCTGCAGTCAGCTACATTGGCCCGCACTCAGGGGTGAAGCGCCCGGACTGGATCACCTTTACTGCCGCTATGGCAAAGCATTATCAGGTCAGGCCAGAGTTTGCTCTGGGAGTGGCCTTCGCCGAATCGAGCAAGGGTCGGGCTGATTTCAGGTTTGGCCGCGTGGGCAGATACTGGCTCCCCTGGGGAATTCACAACTATGTGGTCAAGGAGCGTGGGTGGCCAGTCTGGGATATCTACGTACAGACCGAGGTGGCCATTCGGGCGCTGTCTGATCATATGGCCAGGGCCAAGCGCAGGCACCCTGGAATATCTACTAGCAGGGCTGAGGAATTGGCCTTGCGCAAATACAATGCTTCATTCAATTCTGGCTATCTCAGGCGGGTCCGAGAGGGCGAACGCAGGTTTAGGAGTATGGTGAAATGAAGGTTATTTTTGATAATCTCCGTGAATTTAACTTGGCCAGGGACAGTTTTCTGTCTCAGGAACTGTTTATGGCTAAAATAACGAGGCTGGATTTTTCCAGGGATTTTGACCATCCTAATGAATTTAATGCAACCGGGGAAATGACTCCAGCTGATCAGAGGGCTGCAGAACAAATTATTAAGGATGATGCTTCTCCCATAGGTTCTGATTGGTAAATGAGCCAAGATCATCCTTATATTCCAGCGACCAGGCCGGCCAGCAAGGAAGAGGCGGTCATGCTCTATGGCCCGTTTGTCGGTCACTGGGCCAACCATTATATGGCCAATTCCCCAGACGGTCTGCGTAACCTTGATGATCTGGTCCAAGATGGATGGTTGGGAGTCTTGGCCGCCTGGGATGACTATGATCCGGCTAGGGGCATGACATTCCGCACCTACGCTACATATAAGATTCGCTGGGCCATATTCAATGGCGCTAGGGAAATGGATAGAAATACAGCCCGTCTGTATGCGCAGAAGGTTCGGGGTACCGACAAGCCGGAGTATTATGCCCTGTTCAATCCTGTCAGACTGGATGACCCGCGATATGATGCTATGCAGGTTGCAGAGGAAGGCTCCAGTGCCCATGAGCAGACGGCCGCAGACGAATCATTCAGGGTCATGCTCTCCTTCATTCGCAAGCCCAGGATCAGGTGGGTCCTGGACCAGTATTACCGGGCCTGCCGTACCCTGAATGACATTGGGATTGACCTTGGGGTGTCCAGGGAGCGGGCGCGGCAGTTGTTGGTCCAGGGCCATGATGCGATCAGGACAAAACTGGAAAGGCAAAGAAAATGATTTTTTATGTTTATTGCCTTCGTAGGCCAGATAAGGCAGACCTATTTGATCCAGCTAAAAACCAACCTTTTTACATAGGTAAGGAATCTATCAGGATAGCCTATTAAAAAAAGGAAACAAATGTTATTGATTGATATGAATAATCTATGCATGCGAGAGGCATTCGCCAAGGCCGGCCTGACCCACCACGGCCGACCCAGCGGAGTCATATATGGGTCACTCCAACAGCTCCGATTGCTTATGGGCCGTTTCCCGGGCGAGATCATATGCTGCTGGGATGCCCCTCGCAAATCCCTGCGCCGGAGACAATTCTGGGCTGGATACAAGGCTAATCGTGAAGGCAAGGAACCATCAGAGGCTGCTGAGGACGCATATCCCCAGATGGTTATGCTGAGGCAAGAACTGCTACCCCGCTTGGGCCTGCCCAACCAATTCCTGCAGGATGGCTATGAAGCGGATGATTTAATAGCCTATATGGCCAGAGAATCGTTTTATTGGGTTGACGGGCACAGGTTCGTCATTGCCTCTTCGGACAACGACCTGTACCAACTACTGGGCCCACGGATTTCCGTCTATGATTTGGGGAAAAAAGCCAACTACAGTTGGCAGAATCTGAAAGAAAACCATGGGGTATTGCCGGGCCAATGGGCGGAGGTCAAAGCCATTGCCGGAGATTCCTCTGATGGGATTGATGGCGTGCCTGGAGTTGGGATCAAGACGGCGGTGAAATATCTTCATGGGCAGGCAGGAGCCAAGGCAGTGGCCAAGGTCCAGGCCGCTACCGACATTATAGTCCGCAACCGCAAATTGATAATCCTGCCTTGGCCTGGTTGCGATCCTGGTCCGGTTCAGACCTCTCAATTTGATGAGCGGGAGTTCATGCGGATCTGTGCCGAGTGGGGGATCAGGAGTTTAGATAGATAAGATGTCCTCTGCCCAACCCCAACCAACACCCCAGCTCCCCAGTGAAGGTGAATTACTTCGGGAGTTGTGCAATCGCAGCTTCCATCGCTTCCTCCGGGAGTTCTGGTCTACAATCTGCCATGACCAATTCCAGGACAACTGGCATATCCAATATCTCTGCAAAGAACTCCAACAGGTGGCCGAGCGGGTGGCCAACAGGGAACCAAACCCGTTTGATCTGATCATTAATGTCCCGCCTGGCACTACCAAGAGTATTGTCTGCTCGGTAATGTTCCCGGTCTGGTGCTGGACCAAGTGGCCATGGATGCGTTTCTTGACCTTCAGCTACAACCAGCAGGTGGCCATCAAGTCTGCCGACGGTTCCAAAAAGATCATTGAGTCAAGACTATTTCAGTCAGTCTACCCGGATATCCGCCTGCGCAAGGGCAAGGAGGGTGTGACTGACTATGAGATCAGCATCCTTGGTCAATATGGCTGGGACCCGGCCGGTGGCGGTAGGTTCAGTTCATCCGTGGGTGGTTCAGGCACGGCCTTTCATGGGGACATCCTGATACCGGACGATCCCCTGAACGCAGAACAATCGTTTAGCTCACAGGAGTTGATGACTACCAACAGGTGGGTGGACCAGACGTTGCCCACACGCAAGACGAACAAGGCTGTATCAGCCACTATATGGATTCAGCAGCGGCTTCATGAGATCGACCCGTCTGGCCATTTACTATCCAAAAAGAAATTGAAGATCAAACATATCTGCCTGCCGGCCGACATCTCTGATCCATTATATGCCAACCTGGTTAGCCCTCCCGAACTGAAGCAATATTACAAGGACGGCCTGCTGGACCCAGTGCGTCTGGATCGCCAGACCATTCAGGACCTGGAGGAACGCCTGGGCCAATACGGAGCAGCCGCCCAGCTTGGCCAGAATCCCTCTCCGCCGGAAGGGGGTATGTTCAAAGTCGACCGCTTTGTGATGGTTGATCGTATGCCGCCCGATGTTAGCGTGATCAAGACCGTCCGCTACTGGGATAAGGCAGGAACTGATCCAACCAAAGAGAAAAACCAGGAGCCCGCCTACACCGTGGGGGTCAAGATGTCTTTGATCGCCAATGGAAAGTACCTGGTGTCGGATGTGGTTCGTGGCCGCTGGTCGGCTGAGGATCGAGAGGACATGATCCTGGCCACGGCCCAGGCAGACGGCAAGGACGTGGAGGTATGGACTGAGCAGGAGCCCGGTTCTGGAGGAAAGGAATCAGCTGAATTTACTGTGCGCAACCTGGCTGGGTTCTCCATCAGGGCGGAGCGGCCTGTGGGTAACAAGGTGGCCCGGGCTGATACGTTCTCTGTCCAGGTGAATCGCTACAATGTCATGCTGCTTAAAGGAGAGTGGAATCAGGAGTTCAAGGGCGAATATGGGTTCTTCCCCAATAGCAAGTTCAAGGATCAGGTGGATGCTGGGGCTGGGGCGTTTGGTAAGCTGGCGGTGCGCAAGCAGGTTCGGCTGTTGAGTCGGAGTAGATGACATGAAGCGAGGAAAATTATGACCATGTATCATGAACCCATATTGGGTAAACCGGGACCGGTAGAAAAACCCATTTGCGTAGTTTGTAGCGGTGTTTTACAACCAAAGATGAAAACAGTTTTTAATCATTTCATGGGGCCTCCCATTATTGGACCAGGCAGTCGAGAGCAATATGATACTATCCAAGATGGGTGGACTTGTCAAAAATGTGGACTTCATTATGATTTTCCTCCTCAGAAATAGAAGTTAAGACGAACGATGATTTTGGGCCGGGGCCATCAACAACCCCGGCCAATTTTTTTATTTAGGGGTTTTGGCCCGGAATATTTATAATTAATTCAACAAGAGGGCCGAGCCCAATGAACCCCCCGGATGAACCCTGACTAAGATGGAAGATAAACGATCAGGACTGCATATTTATCGCAGCGGATATGCAGAATATTCTAATCCTTGCCACAACCCTGCTGGGCCTGGCGGTGGACAGTTCTGTGGGGGTGGGAGTGAGGGCAGGAGAAATTCAAATTCATCTGAATGGAAGCCATCTATGACTAAGGCCGAGGCTGAGAAATTTATTGAGGGGAGCAAATATACAGACAATGTTTATCATATGACTCTTTCGAAAGATACGGCCAAATCTATTGCTAAAAACGGGTTTGATCTTGAACGGGTTGTGTATGGACGCATGTGGGGTGATGGTGTTTATGCTGCATTAGATGTCAAGAGCGCCAATCTTTATAGACATTCGGGCCGTGTTTCTTTAACAATGAAAATTAAAGTAGAAAATCCATATGTGGTTAAAAATGAAAAAGAATTAAACCATTTGATTTATAAATCAGACATAGCAAAAAGAGCTTCACAATTAGAAGGCCCTGGAGTTGGGGCAGGAGCTGCTCTTGCCTTGGCAATGAAAGAAAAAGGGCACGACTCTTTTATTATTGATATGAGAGGTGGTCCTCGTTATGGAGGCCTTGAACAACGGGGCGGAAATCAGATTGTAGTTTTTGATCCTAAAAAAGTGGTGGTGATTAAAAAATGAGCCAGCAAAAAGGCTGTCCAACTTGTACTCATGTCGAAGGAATAACAGGAAAATGCAAAGCCTTTCCTAATGGCATTCCTGTGGTATTCACTTCTGGCCAATTCCTTCATGACAAGGTAGTTGAAGGACAGGTCGGTGATTTTGTTTATCAAAAAGCCCCTCAACAAACCTATCAAGTATATCGGGTTCCTCAGGAGTAGTATATGGCTGCCAACCCCACCCCATTGAAGAAACCGACCGCCCATGGCGCCCAGGTGTCCAACATTTTGGAACTCATGGCCAACTCCGCCATCCTGACCCGTGCCCAGCTCGCCTCCAACCTGGGGCTTGCTTTCGGCGGGAAAATTTGACCCATGGCTAAGAGAATTGCCTATGATACTCCTGCTCCAAAGCCTCAGTGTCAAGATTCCTTGAGAACAGATTTCTATCTCTATTTCTTGAGGCGGCCCGATAAAATCGATCCTCTTGATCTGTCCAAGGGTCAGCCATTCTATGTCGGCAAGGGCTGTAATGGGAGAGTTGGAGGGCATAGAGTCGAAGCGAGAAGCTTATTGCATAAACCTGGTAGAAAATCACATAAAATTAATATCATTCATAAACTATGGAAACAAGGTTTAGATTTTCAGGAAGATATTATTCTTAACTGCTTATCAGATGATGATGCTATTGCTTTAGAAATTGCTGCTATCGAACAATATGGTCGTAAAGACAATGGCACAGGTATATTGGCCAACCTGACTGATGGTGGAGAGGGAGTATCTGGGCGGTTAGGTTTAATTATGACTTCTGAAGCAAAAGAGAGAATGAGAGTAGCAAAATTAGGCAAAAAATTACCTCCATTTTCAGAAGGACACAAAGAGAAAATAAGACAAGCCAATTTAAGGGAAAATCTTTCTCCGGAAACTCTTGAAAAGAGAAGCAAGGCCCATTTAGGAAAAAAACTTACGCCAGAACATGTAGAAAAAATGAGACAAACTCTAAAGGGGCGTAAACGTTCTCCAGAAGCAGTTGAAAAAACAAGGCAAGCAAATTTAGGAAGACCTTGCTCTCCTGAGAAAAAAGAGAAGCTAAGACAAGCCAACCTCGGAAAAAAACATAGTCCAGAAAGAATCGAAAGAAATAGACAAATCCAGCTTATAGTGCAAAATACCCCAGAGGCAATAGAAAGAAATAGACAAGCTCATTTAGGAAAGAGACACACTCCTGAAACAAAAGAGAAGTTAAGACAGATTCAATTGTTACGCCGCCAGCGAGAAAGGGAGGCCAGGAATGGCAGTCAATAAAAAGAAAGAATATGGAGCTAAGGTGAATAATATTTTTGAATTAGCTGCTTATTCGGCTATTCTTGGAAGAGCACAGTTAGCTTCTGTTTTGGGACAATCTTTTGAAGGGTCACGCGATATTTACCAAGCACTGGGATACGATACTCAGATTTCATGGCAACAATATGTGGGTCAATATGCTAGACAAGGTTTTGCTAAAGCTGTTATCGATCGCCCTGTTGCTTCTACATGGGGTCGAGGCTTTCAGTTAGTCGAGGCTGGCGATGATGAAGAGACACAATTAGAAAAGGCCTGGAAAGACCTGGAAAAACGCTTGGGCATGATCTCTATGTTTTCCCGTTTAGATCGTCTTGCAGGATTGGGCACTTATGGCATATTATTGTTAGGTTTGTCTGATGTGTCTACTCCACAGGACTTCCGCAAGCCAACAACGGGCCGAAGCCTTCAGCTCAAGTATGTTAAACCATTCTCGGGCATGGCTAACGAAGGGGATGCCCAAATACAGACTTGGGTTACAGATCCATCTAATGAGCGCTACGGTCGTCCGGAACTATACAGCGTTACCCTTCGCAATCTATCCACTGGCGATTCTCAGATATTGTCTATTCATTACAGCCGAGTGATTCATGTAGCCGATGGATTAGGCAGCTCTGAGATCGAAGGTACGCCGCGTCTTGAATCAATTTTTAACAATCTCAAAAACCTAGAGAAGATCACTGGCGGTTCGGCAGAGATGTACTGGCGTGGTGCCCGTCCCGGCTATGGTCTGGAGGCTGACAAGGACTTCCAGATCACCGATGCGATCCTGGAGGATTTGCAAGGCCAGCTTGATGAATTCGAGCATAACCTGCGGCGTGTCCTGGCCCTACAGGGCATGAAAGTCAATCCCATGGCCCAGCAGGTGGCGGACCCGGCCTCAGCCGTGGACGTGCAGATCCAGGAGATATCGGCCACCACGGGCATTCCCAAGCGCATCCTGACCGGCAGTGAGCGTGGCGAGCTGGCCTCCAGCCAGGACCGGGAGAACCAAGCGGACTATATCGAGGACCGCCAGCTGAACTTTGCCGAGCTCAGGATCATCAGGGCCACGGTGGACAGGTTCATCGAGTTGGGCATCCTGCCCCCGGCTTCCACCGAAGAGGGGTATTCCATCCAGTGGCCAGACACCCGGGAGCCCAGCGATAAGGACCGGGCTGATGTGGGCAAGGTCCGGGCCGATGCCATCAAGAGCTATGCTTCGGCGCCCACCGCAGAGGCAGTCATGCCTATCCAGTCGTTCCTCAGGTTGTGCCTTGGGCTCACAGAGGATGAGATTGTTCTGGTTGAAGAGGAAAAGGCGGCTGTCCAGGCAGAGGAGGAAGCTGAGCAGGCTCAGATGACAGACGAAGAGCGAGCCGCCCAGGAAGCTGAGGAGGCTGCTGCTGAAGCTGAGACTAAAAGACAGCAAAGAGAAGAAGTACCTGTAAACCCTAATCAGCCTGTGGTTCAATCCAATCCATGTCATAATCCAGCTGGTTCTGCGGGAGGTCAATTCTGTACAACTCCTGGCGGTGGTAGCAACAAGGAGCTTTCTGGCAAAGAAAAAGAATCATTAGTAGCATATCAGCGGACAAATTACCCTGAAGTGAATGGACATCTACGTGGAACCATGAATCTTCATCGCGATGATAAGGCTATAATCAATGATTATATTAAGAATCTTGATAGTATCTTTAAAAAAGCAAATGAAGTTGAAGTGAATGTTTTTCGTGGTACTGATGCCGAGTTTACAAGAGGTATTTTTGAGAAGACAGGGATCCTAAAGGAATTGAAAGGAGCAAAAGTTGAAGGCATCACGAATAGTGATAAGCCGCCTGCGGGGTTTTCCACCTGGGATAAATATTTCAATGCAAGATTGAGCGGCACGACCTTCCAGGACAAAGGATTCACTTCTACATCGAGTAAGGAAAAAGTGACCAAGGGATTT